ATGGCTACCGTCGTCTCTATCTGCAATCTCGCCCTTTCCAATATCGGCAAGGACAATATCAACGATCTCACGGAAAAGAGCGCCGAGGCGCGCGCCTGCAATCAGTTCTATGCGCAGACCCGCGATGTACTGCTGCAATCCTTCCCTTGGGCTGTGGCGGGCAAGACGGTGGCGCTTGGAGCGCTCGACAATGACAAGCCGGGTGTGTGGCGCCACTCCTACGCACGGCCGGCCGATTGCCTGCAGATCCGCTGGATCAGGCACCGTTATTCCGCCGATGCCGCCATACCGCCCGAAACACTGAAGCCCGATCTCGATGAGGCCGGGCGCGAGATGCAATATGCTTATGCGCTGGAGGGCGACCGGCTCTATTGCGATCTCTCGCCGGCGCTGCTGCGCTATACCTGCCGGCTCACCGACCCGACGAAATATTCGCCGCTCTTCATCGAGACGCTCGCCTGGCATCTGGCCGTGCGCCTTGCCATGCCGCTGACGCGCGATCCGAAGATCCGCGCCGATGCGATGGCGCTGGCGCAAAACAGCCAGCGGGCGGCCGAGCAGGCCGAGGCCAATCAGGTGAGGCACACGAGCGAGAATTTCGTGAGCGAACTGATCGCGGTGCGCGCCCATGGCTGATTTTCGCGCCTACCAGCCTTCCTTCACCGCCGGCGAACTTTCGCCTGCGCTCGGCGCCCGCGTCGATCTTACCAAATATCAGAGCGGCCTGCGCACGGCGCTGAACGTCTTCGTGCATCCGCATGGTGGTGTGTCGAACCGGGCCGGGCTGCAATTCATCCACGAGATCAAGGATAGCTCGAAGCAGGCCCGGCTGATCCGGTTTCAGTTCAATACCGAGCAGACCTATATCCTCGAATTCGGTGACAAATACATCCGTATCTTCCGCGATGGCGGGCTGGTGCTGACGGGCGCCGCCCCTTACGAGGTTGCGACCGCCTATACGGCAGCAGACGTGCAGGACCTCGTGTTCGTGCAGGAAGCCGACGTGCTCTACCTCTGCCACGTCAATCACCCCGTACGCAAACTCGGGCGGCTGGCCGACAACAACTGGACACTGACGACGGTCCAGTTCAAGCCGCTGATCAACCCGCCGGCAGGAACACCTGTCGTCACCAAGCCCGGCGATACAGCAGGCAAGCCGGGTTATGTGGCAACCACATACCGCTACCGTGTCTCTTCCGTCGCCGATAGCGGCGAGGAAAGCCTGCCGTCCAATGCCGGCGCCACCGTCAACGACCTCGCCATCCAGGGCGGCATTAACCGCGTGGCCTGGAGCGCCGTTGCGGGTGCGGCGCGCTATATCGTCTACCGCGACGATAACGGCATTTTCGGCTATGTCGGCGGCACGACGGGCCTGAGCTTCGATGACGAGAACATCACGCCCGATCTCTCCGACACGCCGCAGAGCGGCCGCAACCCTTTCGATGCGGCGGGCAATTATCCGCGCTGCGTCACCTTCATCGAGCAGCGCCTCGCCTTCGCCTCGACACAGAACGACCCGCAGGCAGTCTGGCTCAGCCAGTCCGCCAATTATGAAAATTTTGGCGTCTCCTCGCCCGCAAAGGCAAGTGACGCCGTGACCTTCCGCATCCGTGCCCGGCAGGTGAACGAGATCCGCTCGATGATCTCGGTACGCGGCCTGCTGCTTTTGACCTCCGGTTCCGAATGGATCGTCACCGGCGGCTCGACCTCGGATGCGATTTCCCCCTCCGCCATCAAGCTCGATAACCAGGGCTATCGTGGTGCCGCCAAGGTGCAGCCGATCGTCGTCGGCAATACGGTGCTTTTTGCCCAGCGCCTTGGCGGCGTGGTGCGCGATTTCTCCTATGACTATACGCAGGACAGCTATGTCGGGAAGGATCTGACGATCCTTGCCCGTCACCTCTTCAAGGGCCGCGAGATATCAGCCTGGGATTATGCCCAGGCGCCCGACTCCGTCGTCTGGGTGGTGCTCGATGATGGCGCGCTGGTCTCCCTCACCTACATGAAGGAGCAGGATGTCTGGGCCTGGACCCGCCATGAAAGCGGCCCCGGCAACGACGCCTTTTTCGAGGATGTGACCGTGATCGAGGAAGACGGCGAGGACGTGCCCTATTTCATCGTCCGTCGCACGATAAATGGCACACAGAAGCGCTATATCGAGCGGCTGCACAGCCGCGCCTTCGAGGATGTGCAGGACGCCTTCTTCGTCGATTGCGGGCTGACCTATTCTGGCCCGCCGGCGACGGTGCTGAACGGGCTAAACCATCTCGAAGGCCAGACGCTCGTGGCGCTCGCAGACGGCAATGTCGTGCGCAATCTCACCGTCACAGGCGGCAGCGTGCGGCTGCAGAACGCCGCCTCGAAAATCCATATCGGCCTGCCGGTGACGGCGGCGATCGAAACGCTCGATCTTGATGTCGGCCAGGTGGAGGGGCTCGGCACCGTGCAGGGCCGATCGAAATCCATCTCCGAAGTGACCTTCCGGGTGGAAAACACCCGCGGCATCTTCACCGGTCCCCAGGACGGCGAGCGCGACGGCGGCACGCTGGTGGAATACAAGCAGCGCCGCAACGAAAACTGGAACGAGGCGATCAGCCTCTATACCGGCGATCTCACCATCACCCCCTATTGGGACTGGAGCACGAGCGGCGCCATGTGGGTGAAGCAGTTCGATCCGCTGCCGATGACCATTCTCTCCATCATGCCGGATGTCACCCTTGGCCGCTGAGATCGCCATTATCGAGGCGCGGCCGAGCCATGTCAGGCAGATTGCCGCGCGCATGCGGGCAGCCGACCGCGACGAGGTTTTCGCCGCCTCCGGCCGCTCGCCGCTTTCGGCGCTCTCCTTTTCCTACCGCCACTCCTCTCAGGCGTGGACCGCCCTCTTCGATGGCCGGCCGGAGGTGATGTGGGGTGTCGGCGATATCAACATCCTGACCGGTATCGGTGCGCCCTGGCTGCTCGGGACGGACGCGGTGGAGAAGAATTTCCGCGGCTTTCTCAAGATCTCGCGCAATTGGCCGGCTCAACTGTTGAGCCGCTACGGCTTGCTCCGAAACTTCGTGGATGCGCGCAATACGATCTCCCTACGCTGGCTCGAATGGCTGGGCTTCCAGCTGTTCGAACTCGTCGAGATCAACGGGCATCCATTCCGGCTATTCGAAATGGGAGAAGCGGATGTGTGATCTTGGTCTTGCGCTGACACTGGGGTCGACGCTTCTCGGCGCCGCCGGCCAGGTGCAGCAGGCAAAGGCGACGGCGGAGGCGAACAAATACAACGCCCAGGTCGCCGAAATGAACGCGCAGATCGCCGACAAACAGGCGAAGGACGCCATCGAACGCGGCAAGCAGGAGGAGCAGCAGAAGCGCCTGCAAACGTCCCAGCTGGAAGGCCGCCAGCGCGCCGCCATGGCCTCAAACGGCGTCGATCTCTCCTTCGGCTCGCCGCTGGATACGATCGTCGACACCGCCAAGATGGGCGAGATCGATGCGCTGAACGTGCGCACCAATGCCTATCGCGAAGCCTATGGCTACAGGGTGCAGGGCAGCAACCAGCTGGCAAGCGCCAAGCTGGACCGCATGCGCGCCGACGCCGCCGTCAAGGGCGGTTATCTCGATGCCTTCGGCACGATCCTCGGCGGCACGGGCAAGGTTTATACGCAGGGCAAGGCCCTCGGTTATTTTGGTTGAGGTGAAGAATGCCGACAGTTCCGACCTATCAGGATACGCAACAGCACGTCGCGCTCCGCCCGGAATATACCCAGGGCTTCACGGTGCAGGCCGATGCCGAGGCTTTCGGCTCCGCGATCGGCAAGGGCATGCAGGGTCTTGCAACCGGCATGGGCGCGCTTGGCGAAGCGGTGGTGCAGGTAGAGCAACTCGATAACGCCAACGCCGCCAAGGATGCACAGACGAAACTCAACGACTGGCAGCGCGAGGCGCTTTACGGCAAGGGCGGCTTCCTGACGCTGACGGGCCGCGCCGCCGTGGAAGGCCGCGCCACCTTCGAAAAGCTTGCCGGGCAGAAACGTGCCGAATTCGGCAAGGGCCTGACACCGGGTGCCATCCGCACTTATGAAGAGACCAGCCGCGCCAGCATGAACACGCTGCTGGACAGCACGATCCGCCACACATTCGACCAGCGCAAGGCATGGTTTGCCGAGACCTCGGCCAACAGCATCAAATCCGCGAGCGCCAATGCCGTCGCCGTCTATAGCGATCCGGCCAAGGTCGATGCCGAAATCCGCAAAGGCGTCACCGAGATCGAGCATCAGGGCCACATGCAGGGCTGGAGCAAGGAAAAGCTCGACCAGGAACGCGCCCGATACGTCTCCGACACGACGAGGAACGTGGCGCTGCGCATGGCCAATGACAGCCCCATCGAGGCCGAGCAATATGTCAAGGACGCCGGCGACAGGATGCTGCCGGCCGACAGCACCGCAGTGCTGAAATCGCTGGAACCCGCAGTCCAGGACGAAAAAGCCAGGCACAACGCCACCGACATTATCGCCGGCCGGCTGCCGACCTATACGGGCGCGCTGGATGCCGGTACCGGCCCCTCGCCCGCCGCACCGGCTGCAAACGCCGATGCCGTCACGGGCGGCCGGCCACAGACGGGTGGCCCCACACAGCCTTCCGTCGCAGGCGCAAGAACCACCGGCCTCGAAACGGATGGCGCCGGCAGCACAACCGGGAGAGCACGCACGCTCGGCGCGCGGCCTTCGGCGGGCAAGACCGCAGCCCTGCAAACCGCCGGCAATCGAACCGCTGTCTCGCCGACCACCAGCCCGCAGTCAGGCACGCCTCAGCCCAAACCCCGCCAGCCGAGCGGCCCCGAGGATTTCCGTACTGTCGCCGCCACGCTCGCCTTCCCCGGCAAAGCGAAGGACGATCTGGCACTGGCAGGCTTCGTAAAAAATGCCGCCGGCAACACGGTCGATCCCTCGCTCAGGGGCTGGCTGAGCGATGTCACAGGCGCCCTCCTGGGGACCGCCGCAGCGCCTGCCAATCTCGTCGGTAGCGCTGCTGCCGACGCCACAAGCTTCCGCCATTTCGGCCTGCCGACGCAGACACCCCGCCTCGGCGACATCGTCGTGCTCGGCCCGCAGCAAAAGAAAGGCGCCGGTAGCAACAACGGCGCCGACAAGGGCCAGATCGGCTTCTTCCGCGGCTACGATGCCGACGGCAACATCCTCGTGCTCGGCCCCGATCCGAGGCGAACAGGCGATACGGCGCTAACCGTCCACGCCACAAACGACGTCGTCAGCTTCCGCACATCCGGCACCGTCGATGAAAAGACCATGACTCTGCCGAACTACAATCCCGAGGGCCTGCGCAGGATCCAAGAGAGCCTGAACAGCATCACCGACCCGGCGCTGCGCGCCGCCACTGAAACCCAGCTCAACGCCTATACCGTCTCGCAGAAGAAGGCGCTCGACGCCCAGCGCGTGCAGGTGCAGGAATGGGCAAACAACCAGGTCATCGCAGACCCGACCTTCGACCCGACGAAACTGCCCGTCCACATCCAGCAGGCCATCGGCCCATCCGGCTTGCTTACGCTGCGCGACTACAAGGAAAAGGTCCGCGCCTATGGCCAGCCGGCGACGGATACTCAGACGCTCTACGACCTGCAGACCGAGTTCGCCACGGATCCGGCCGCCTTCTCGCAAATCGATCTCCTCGAATACCGCCCCAAGCTCTCTGACAAGGATTGGGAAAAAGTCACCGGCTGGCGACAAACGGCACTCACCGACCTGCGAAAGGCCCGGCTCGAAAGCCTCGATATCAATACCGCCTTCAAACTCGCGAAACCCCAACTGGAAGCTCTTGGCCTCCTCACTCAGGACGGCGGCTTCGCCACCTCCTATAGTGTCCCGGGCCGCGTTGCCGAATTCCGGTCAGCACTCCTCGATCAGATGGATGTATTCAAGGACAAGAACGACGGCCAGAACCCGACCCAGAGCGATATCCAGAAAATGATCAACCGCCTGCTGTTCCCGATCGTCGTCAGCACGCCGAACTCTTTTTTCAGCGGCGGAACTCCCGCAAAGAGCTCCGGCTACCTCTATCAGGTCAACTCGCTTACCGACGATCAGAGCTACGATATCGCCGTGCAGTATGAAGATATTCCGCGCGATCTCAGGATGGAGTTTGAAGCCGAACTGACGAAGAAAAACGGCAAGAAGCCTACGCAGGATGAAGTTGCAAACGAGTATGAATTATTCATGCTCAATCGCTGACACCCTGCATCAGTGAAAACCAAACGTCTTTATCCTCGCAGGAAAGCATGGCCAACGCCTCACTTTCCAACTGACGCCTTCTCGAACTGAACCTTGAGCCGCTCCACCGCCTCGGGCGACCACCCCGGCGGGTCCGTCACCGCAAGCCACGCGTCGACATAGTGCTGCGGCGCATAGACATGGCCGTAGCCCATCGGTGATGTCGTCGCGATCATGGCGTCGAAGCCGAGCTGAAGGGCCGTGACGATCGGATACCAGCGGAAAGCTGACAAGACATCAGGACTTCTCTCACCCACATGAAAACGCAGCGATCAAGGCGCCTGCTGTCACCGCCGCGAACAAGGCCCGTCTGCCCGGCGACGAAGTAAGACCATCTCGCGCTCGAAGCGGATTGGCCAGGTCAGGCCGACAACCTTCCTGAGCCTATGGTTCAGGAAACCAGAGGTACGATCACATGACCATTTCGAGCGAGATAAATCGATCCGGCCCCTATAATGGGGACGGCGTCGCCACGGCTTTCGAATACAAGTTCAAAATCCTGGAGCCCCGTCACCTCCAGGTGATCCGGACGGATGCATCGGGCACGGATTCAATCCTGGTGCTCGACGCCGATTACACTGTGACCGGCATTGGCAACGATGGCGGCGGAAGCGCGGTCATCGTCCCCGCCCCGGCGGCCGGCACCAAGATAACTTTACTGCTGGACGTGCCCTTCACCCAGGAAACCGACCTGGAAAACCAGGGGGCTTATTATGCCGAGACCGTGGAGCAGGCGCTCGACCTCGTTGTGATGAGGCTCCAGCAGCTCAAGGAAAGAGCGGCCCGCGCAGTCACCATTCCGCCGTCATTCGATTCAGCAACGATCGACAAGCTGATTGCAGACGTTCTGACGCTCAGCGACAAAGGCGATGCGCTCGAGGCCGTTGCCGCCGTCTCGCAATATTTGGAAACTGTGGCTGATATTGCTGATGACATCCCTGATGTTGCCGGCCTCACACAGACCGCCCAGCAGAAAGCCGCGGAAGCCGCTCAGTCGGCAACGAACGCAAATGCCAGCGCCGGCCTCGCGACCGCCTACGCAACGAATCCGGAAGATGTCGCGATCCCCGGTTCGGGCGGGCTGTTTTCCGCCTTTCATTGGTATCGGAAGACGTTGGCGATCTACAATGCCGTCGCCAATACGCTCGCCGGCTGGCTTCACGGCGCAGCTGCAAAGACCGACATCATAGATGGCGACGAGTTCGCCATCGCCGACAGCGCGACAGGCTGGGGCCTGAAAAAGGTTCTCGCGGGTAGTATTGTCAAATATGTGGCGTCAGCGCTCGGGCTGGACTTCATGGTCGGCTTTGTGCCAGCCTACTCCACCGCGACAACCTTTACCGTAGCGGCCGGCTTCGGGTTCTTCGGAGGCAGGAAGCATACCACAGCTGGGGATGCCTCCTGCAGTCTCGCAGCCGTCTTCGGGACAGGCCCGGGTTGCCTGGATACCGGCACGGTGCAGCCTGGTAAGACCTACTTCGTGTACGCCGTGAGGAGCCTGGCGGATGGGAGCACCAAGTTCGTCGCCTCATTGTCGGCCGTCGAAGGCGGGGTCGCGGTGCCCTTGGGGTGGGAGCTGTTCTCTGGTAGCCGGGTAGGCATAATCCTGACGAACAGTTCCGGAAACATCGTCACGTTCCAGCAGTCGGGCAATCGGGTACTTGTCACGAGTGACTTGCTCTATTCCAGCACATCGGGCAATGCGACATGGACACTCCTCACCCTTCCCAGCTGTCCGATGGGTATCTCGGTGGATGCCTTGGTATTTATCGACATAAGCACAGGGACGAATGGTGACGCCATCTCCGCTATAGGCCCAGTATCCTCTCTCTTCACTGGCCTGATGATTGCTCGTAGCCGCGCCACGGGTAACTCAGGAGGTGGCGGAACTGAACTTGGGGCTCTAACCCCAGTCAGGACGAATGCCTCGGCTCAGGTAACGCGCGAGGTGGACATAGCCGGTACAGCAAGTGTGGCAGCATACTTGACAGGCTGGGATGATTGGCAAAGCAAGAGGTTTTGGGCATGACCACGGTTTATGTAAGACAGGACAGTGAGGGAAAAATCCTCGAAATTCTGGGGGCTCCGCAACCAGGGATGCCAGATGTCACCCCTCACGACGACCAGGAACCCTTAATCGCCAAATTCCTCCGCGACCCGCTCGGCCTCGAAGACGCCTTCCCTTCCCTCAAGAAATGGCAGCTCTGGCTCGCTGCACTCGAACTCGAGCCGCCGGTTTTCAAGGCCGATGTCCTCTCCCTCGTCAACGGTATGGCTGACATGTCGGTGAAGGACAAGGAAACCGTGCGCATCATGATCGAGGACGCCCAAGAATATTCCCGCAACGATCCTCGCATCGATCTGCTCGCGGTGGCCATGGGCATTCCGCCGAACCAGATGGACGATCTCTGGAAATGGGCGGCCCAGATCGAGCCTTGA